CAAAAGAAGGTGAATTACTTGAAGTTAAATACAAAAATGCAAATAAATACTTTTTAGAAGGATACGAAATAGTTTAATATGGAAATAATAATAATAATTTTAACTATATTTTTAGCAATAGCTGGGTATAGTATTTGGAATCTTCTAAATAAATTAGAAAAATATGAAGATACATACGAAGATACACAAAAATTTATACAAACAGAAATTGAAAGAAACGAAGCATTACTGGAGGCATTAAGACTAATTGATAGTCGAGAAATGTTTGAGAAGGATGATGAAGTTGGTTCTATATTTTATCAAATCAAAGAAACAATAGAAAAATTCAAACAACAAAAAAATGCCAACTAGAAAGAAAAGAGGGCCGAATAGACAATATTTTCCAAAAGATACCGAAGATGCAATCATTGAGTATAATCTTACCAATGACCAGTTTATTAAAGATAAATTATATAGAGAGAGAATTGCATCCGCATTTGATAAACTTGCAGAGATAGTTTATAATAAATGGAAATTTACTTACTTTGATGATGACCCAAAAGATGTAATGTCCGAAGTTGTTGCATTTATGATTGAAAAAATTCATATGTACAAAGCAGGTAAGGGTAAAGCATTTAGTTATTTTACTATTGTTGCAAGAAATTATCTTATTTTAAATAATAATGCAAACTATAAAAGATATAAAGAAACTGATGTGATGTCTGGATTACCAGATTCATTTGATACTGAAAATAATTTTAGAGAGGAAGAAAGAAATGATGAACATAGGACATTTAATATTAGAATGTTAGAATATTGGGATAAACATTTAGAAAACCATTTCCCTAAAAAAAGAGATATGCAAATAGCAGATTCAGTATTAGAATTATTTAGAAGGGCAAATTACATAGAAAATTTTAACAAAAAATCACTTTATTTACTTATTAGAGAAATGACAGGACATCCTACTCATTATATTACTAAAGTTGTAAATAAAATGAAAGAAAAACAAATGGCACTTTATAGTGAATTTGATAGAGTTGGTGATATAAAAATTTAAATATGATACAATTAGGTTTATCGGCATTTTACCATGATTCAGCAGCAGCTTTAGTTATAGATGGTAAAGTAATATGTGCAATTGAAGAGGAGAAACTATCTGGCGAAAAGCATGATAGTTCTTTTCCGTTTAAAGCAATTCAATGGTGTTTAGAATACGCAAAAATAACAATTGATGAAGTTGATATGGTTTGTTGGTATGAGAACCCAAAAGATAAATTTGAAAGAGTTAGAGAAACAATTGGTAAATGGGGTGGTTTAAGATATCCAATGAAATGGAGACAATTCTTAAAGAGATGGAATCAATCGGAAGGTAATTTAAAAAAAATATTAGAATCAATTGGATATGATGGAGAAATTTTATATTCATTACACCATCATTCCCATTTAGCACTATCTTACTATACATCACCATTTGATAAAGCAATCGGTTTGTCAATTGATGGGGTGGGTGAATATAATACCATATACTCTACAATGTGTGATGACAACGGTTTTCATAAAATACAAACACTACAATTTCCACATTCATTGGGTTTAGTATATTCAGCATTTACTGCTTATTTGGGGTTTAAACCAAATGAAGGTGAGTATAAGGTAATGGGATTGGCACCATACGGAGATAGACAAAAATATCATAGTTTATTTGACAACATTGCTACCATTGGTGATGAAATTGACATTATTAAACTTAATATGAAATACTTTACATGGGAAACATCGGATAACGATATGTTTAACCAAAGACTTATTGATTTAATTGGATTTCCACCTCGTTTCAAAGATGAGCCAATAGAACAACATCATAAAGATTTAGCTGCTTCATTACAAAGATGGTATGAGGGTGCATTATATTTTATTATCAATAGGATTACTAATATTTGGGAATGTGAGAATTTAGTATTAGGTGGTGGTTGTGCATATAACGGAACTGCTAATGGTAAGATAAAAACAGCTACATCAATTAAAAATGTTTGGATTCCATTTGCTCCATCAGATAGTGGTTCTGCTATTGGTGCATGTTTATATCATTATCATCAAACCTTCGGTAATCCAAAAGTAAAAGGTGGTGATAATCAATCTCCGTATTTGGGTGCGGAATGGAGTAGTCCTGAATTGCTTAAAATTATATTACAAAATCATAGACGTAAGGTTATAATGTTTGATACAAGTGAAATTTTATGTAAAGAAGTTGCAAAATTAATTGAACAGGGTAATATTATAGGTTGGTTTCAAGGTAGAACTGAATTTGGTGCAAGAGCATTAGGTAATCGTTCTATATTAGGTAATCCACATTTGTCCGACATTAGAGATAGAATTAATAAGGTTGTCAAAAAGAGAGAGATGTTTAGACCATTTGCTCCAACGGTTACAATTGAAGATTATCAAAAGTATTTTCTATCAGAGGAAGATGTTCCATATATGAATCAGGTTGTCAAAGTTAAAAATGGAGTAAACATTCCGTCAGTAACCCATGTAGACAATTCGGCAAGGATACAGACACTTAAACGAGAGGATAATCCACTTTACTATGACTTATTGAAAGAGTTCGAAAAACTAACAGGAACACCGATTCTATTGAATACATCGTTTAACTTAAAAGACCATACAATGACCAATGACCCACAAAAAGCAATTTGGACATTTCATAATTGTGATATGGACTATTTAGTAATGGGTAAATTTTTAATTAGTAAGTAATGATACTTCATGCATATGGTGATAGTTGGACAGAAGGTCAAGGTTTTAATTTAGATATAGAAAAAAAATTAGAATTAAAAGATGTATCAAATTTACACACATCATCAAATTATAAAAATTCTGAATTAAATATTTTACGAAAAAATAAATCATGGGTAAAATCTTTAGGTAATAAATTAAATATTCCGTTTGTAAATAATGGAAAAATAAGCAATCCAAATTCTGTTATTTTTAATTCAATAATAGATGATATTACAAATGATATAATAAAAATTGATGATTTTGTAATTGTTATGTGGAGTTCATCATTAAGAGATTATACACCATTTTTACCAAAAAATCAATGGATAAGTTGGTCGGTAAAACATTTAATAAATCTTCCTAATAAGTTTATAAATTCATATAAAAGTGATAATGAAAAATACGATTCCTTTTTAAGAGAATATAAGTCATTTTTTTTAGATAATCTTTTTAATCAAAATTATTATAATATTGTCAATCAAAACTATATTATATTTTTACAAAAGTTATTTGAATTTTATGGTATAAAATATCTTATGATAGATGCATTTGATAAAATGGTAGATTCTCCAAATAAACAAGATGATATTACACATTTAATAAATAAAAAAAATTATTGGAAATTTGATTCAAAAACCATTAGAGATTTTTTAATAAAAACCAATACAAATTGTTTTGAATCAAATGAAACAATCAATAAAAACCCCGCACAACACCCAAACGAAATAGGATATAATCTAATAAGTGAAGAACTTTATAATTATATAGTAGGAAACAACATAATTTAATATGGCAACAGAATTTCAATTATTTGATGGTAAAAATTTATCATCATTATTTAAAGATATATACGAAAATCAACAAAACAAAAAGAAAAACATTTCTGAGTTGATTGAATCGTTAAGAAAACTTATTCGTAATGTAGGAGAAGCAACTGTTATTGCACCTATTATAAAAGATTTAATTGAGGTGTCGGTTAAAAACGATGACCACTTAATTAAACTTGCAACAATAGGTCAAAGACTTGCATCTGCAGAAGCTAAGGGTATTGGTGAAGATGGTTGGTTAAGTGAAAATGAAAAAGCACAATTAATGCAAGATATGGAAGATACTATTAATGCAGTTGAAGAAAAGACAAAAGAAAAAATGGTTGATTTAGAAATAGAAATCGAAGAAATTAAAACAAAATTATAATGGAATCGTTTTTAGCTAGAGTTGTAAAGGTATACCCCACCAATGAAAAGTTTTTTAATAGAGTAAAGGGTGGCATTGTAGTATATAATGATAATAGTAATTTTACTGCAGAAGATGGTAGATTATATGGTGCAATAACATATGCATACCAAGATGCAATTGTTCAAGAAGATATTGCATTTCCATTTGATAAAAATAATTTTACATTTCCAATTAAAGGAGAAACTATTACTATTATTAAAATTGCAGGTGAAACATTTTATTTACCATATACAAATGTACCTTATTCAAATTACAGAGAGAAGGCATCTATGTCTACTATAAGTGAAGAAGCATCAAATGAAACAGATGGTAATGCACATGATGCAAAAAATACACAACTAACCGGTGGTTCGTATACAGCCAATTCAACTACAAAAAGAAAAGAAAATAGAGGTGGATATAAGGTAAATGAAAAGATTAAATTTTTACAACCTAGAGATGGTGATACTATTATAAGTGGTAGAGGTGGTAATACTATAAGATTTTCAGAATTTTTTTTAACAGAGGATGAAACAATTGATGTAAGTGGTAATCCAAAAGGAGGAACAGCTTCACCATCAATATTCATTCGTAATAAACAAAATCCAACATTAGATAATGAAAAAATTGGAACATTGGTTGAAGAAAATATTGATTTGGATGGAACATCTGTTTATATTACTTCTGGAAAAGTTAAAATTCCATTTAAAGAAACAATTAAAAAACAGAAAGTTGCATTTACAGGATATCCAAATTCAAAAGATTTAAAAGGTAATCAATTTTTTGTAAATTCGGATAGAATTATTTTATCAGCAAAAGCTTATGAATTTATTATATTTGGAAAAGGAAATACTGGAGTTATAACCGATGGTAGATTTACGGTTGATTCTATTGGAGATACACACATTCATAGTAATAATAATATTGTATTACAAACAACTAGAAATATCGTTTTTGGAACAGAGGGTACAGGAAATATTTGGTTAGGTGGAGTAAAACCAACCAAAAGCCAGGCCGGTGAGGATTTTCAAAAAATGGTAATGGGTGGTGAACTTATAAAAATACTTGAAGATATTTTAGATGAGTGCACAAAAATTAAAATCCCAACAGGAGTAGGCCCGTCAGGAGTTCCAGTAAATGCTGCAGCATTTAAAGCAATAAAGGGAAAACTTAAAGTTATACTTTCTGCAAGAAACTATTTAAGCAAATAATATAATGTCTTGGACGATTTATAAAATTAATGTACTCAAATCTTTAATTACATTTCAATATGCTAATGATGTGGATGGTATGTCCAATTTTATAGCAGAGGAATACGACAGATGTATTAAACGAGGTGGTGATATGATTTATGGAGTTCCTGTTATAAATGGAAATGTAACGGGTATGGCTAACACAATAAAAAGAGCTCTGGAAAAGGGTGTTGTATTAGGTGGAGAAAACTATAATTTTTTAGCAGAGATATATCCTACGGCTTTTGATGAATATTGGTTAGGTGCAGAAATGGCACCAATACCAAATCCATTATTAAAACCATTGGGATGGCCATCTACGCCACCAGCAATAGGAACAATTAAAAACTTAGGGCCTAATCCAATATCTTTAACATTGTCAGCTACCGCACATAAAATTTTAAAAGAAACTTTAAAAAAATTAGAAGACGAAATAAAATCTTTGACAATAGAAATTGAAGAAATTGGTACAATAAATGTGTATGATACAATTCTTAAAATTTTAAAAAAAGAAATAACAAATCCAAAGATATTAAATCATCCAATAATAAAACAAGGAAAAGAAGTTATTCAAAAATTAAGAGAAGCTAAAAAGAAAAAAGCTAGTATTGGTAGTCAAATAAAAAAAGCAATTAAGTTTCCATTTCCAGAATTACCAAAAAGAAGTGAAATAATAAAAAAAGCCACAGATAAATTAATAGAAGAAGCAACTAAAATTATAGAGGAAACTATAATAAAACCAATAGAAGAAACCATACTTACACCAATATATGCAGCAATAGAAACTGCAGTTAATATTGCAGATAATTTACCAAAAAAGCCAACAAAGGAGGAAATTAAAAAATATGTTAAAGATACTATTGAGGGATTAATTCCTGATTTTGACCTGCCAGGTTTGTCTATTCCCAAAATACCTACTAAGGCGGAATTGAAAGCTTTAATAAAAGATAAGATACCAACTAAGGAGGAATTATTGGCAATGGCATATGATTTAATTAAAGATAAAATTCCAGAAATTCCAAATATATGGTTTATTCCACCAACATTTGTATTTTCATATCCAACAAACATATTATTAGACCCATTTGTTAATATTGCAAAGTTTCATTTAATAGGGGTAAGTGGAACGATGTCAGTTATGGCACAATATCCACCACCTGCCCCACCCGCACCTGCAATTATAAATTGGACTGGGTATAAAGTTATTGGATAAATTATTAAATCAAATATTTATTACTAAAACATACATAAAACAATTATTATGAAATCAGAAATTTTACTAACTTTAATTAAAGAAGTTGTTAAAAACGAAGTTAAGTTACAAGTAAAAGAAGAACTTGTTAAACTTATCAAATCTGGTGCAGTTACATTAAACTCACAAAAGAAGCCATCTACTCCATCATTGAGAGAGATGACAGAAGTTACTCCTACACCGGTTAAAAGACAACAACCTGTTCAACAAACACAAAGACCACAAAAGGAATTTACTAAAAATGCAATGTTGAATGAAGTATTAAATCAAACTCAACCATTCACATCTGCAGAAAGAGTGGAAGGTGGACAAGGTAGTGGAGGAAGTGTATTGGATATGATGCAACCAACTATGCAAATGGATGAAGATTGGAATACAATGGATTTTACAGCAGGAAGTGTTCCTAAAAATATTCCACAACAATTTGAATCAACAGGAGATGGTTTACAAGATGCAACAATAAAAGCATTAACAAGAGATTATTCAGAATTAGTAAAGAGATTTAAATAATGGCAATAGAGCTTGGTAAAGTAAATGTTACCGATTTAACGGAAAATGACTATAAAATACTGGGTATTGGAATAAATAAAAATTCTGATAAGGGTGGTATATTTGCCGTTAATTATACAACACTAACCCAAGCTAAAGATAATTTAAAAAATCTAATATTAACAAGAAAGGGTGAGAGAATTATGAACCCAACGTTCGGTTGTGATATATATAAGGTGTTATTTGAACAAATGGATGGTGGATTAATAGAAAGTAAAATTGAATCTACTATATTAGATGCGGTATCAAATTGGTTACCATATTTAAGCATAGATGAGATTATATTTGATTATGATAATAATGATATAGATAATAATAGAATAAACCTAGAATTAAAATTTTCATTAGTATCAAATCCAAATTTAGGAGAATCGGTAACAATAAATGTAAATAACAATTAATAGAAATGGCACTTAAACCTTTAGATAAAAGTTGGGGGAACGATAATAAAAAAATATCATATGTAGGTAAAGATTTTGCAACATTAAAACAAAATCTTATTGAATTTACTAAAACATATTTTCCAAACACATATTCCGATTTTAATGAATCATCACCTGGTATGGTGTTTGTAGAACAAGCAGCAGCGATAGGTGATATGTTATCTTTTTATCAAGATACACAATTAAAAGAATCAATGTTATCACATGCTACTGAACGTAAAAATGTAGTAGCATTGGCACAATCATTAGGATATAAACCAAAAGTAGTTACTCC